ACAATGATTAAAATAGCTGTAAACTCAAACAAAAAGTTTGTCGATAAAACTTACGATATAGTTATTGATGGACTTGTAAAGTCTGGTGTTAAAAACGAAGACATTCATTTTTTTGTTGGCGGATATGATGAGTACAAATCTTACCTTGTTGATGGTGTAAACTTTCATGAATGTGACAACAACTCAATAGACTTTACTTGCCTTATTGGTATAGTTGAACTTAATTTAGAAAGCGATTTCTGGTTTGTAATTCATGATACAGTTGTAATTGGACCAGATTTTTATTCGAAAATAAGTGTTTTTGATGAAAATCAATTAGCAGTTCCGTTGACAAATACCATGAGTTGTAATATGGGCATGTATTCAGACAAGCTCATAAAACAAAACAAGCAATCTATACTTGATAAAAAAAACAAAGACTATTCCCCCGAGTCAATTCAACTATATAAAAAAATGAACATTATGTGGGAGGATTTTTTGCTTAATCAATTCAAGTACAATCCATATGCAAGAGAACTTCCAATAGTAGATGAAGTTCCAAAAGATATATATGGAAATGGAACCTTAAGAAGAATTGAGTACTACAAATGTGTAGACTTGTACAAAATAAAATCGAACTGGATTGAAAAAGAAACATATGAACTTGAATTATGACTTTTTAATTGTTGGGGCTGGTCCATTCGGCTCTGTTTGCGCAAGGAAACTTACAGATGCTGGATACAGATGTCTCGTCGTGGACAAAAGAAGTCATATAGCTGGAAACTGCCACACCAACGAAAAAGACGGGATACATATACACACATACGGACCCCACATATTTCACACATCAAACGAAGATGTATGGTCTTATGTGAACAAATTTGCAGATTTTAACAACTTTGTCCTTACTCCAATAGCAAACTATAAAGGAGAGTTGTATCCTCTTCCGTTTAACATGTGGACATTTAATGCGCTATGGGACGTTAACACTCCTGTTGAAGCAAAAAACGTCATAGCTAGTCAATCATCTGAAATAACTGATGAGCCAAGCAATCTTGAAGAACAAGCCATAAAGACAGTTGGTAGAGACGTGTATAACACGTTGATAAAGGGGTATACAGCAAAGCAATGGATGAAAGACCCGAAAGAACTACCAGCATCCATCATAAAAAGACTCCCAGTTAGGTTTACATACGACAATAACTACTTTAACGACAAGTATCAGGGAATACCAATAGGAGGGTATACTAAGTTGTTTGAGAAGATGCTTGATGGAGTGGAGGTTCGTTTAGGTGTAGACTACCTTAAGGGGAAGGACTATTACGACTTGATTGCAAAAAATGTAATATATACTGGCCCTATAGATGAGTATTTTGGATATAAGTACGGTGAGCTTGAATACAAGACCACCAGATTTGAACACAAAAGATTAAAACAAGACAATCATCAGGGATGTGCTGTAATGAATTATACAGACCAGGAAGTTCCATATACTAGAACTATAGAGCACAAACATTTTGATTGGGTTGACAATGATGTCACATGGATTACTAAGGAATATCCAACTAAGTATAAAGCTGGAAAGACAGAGCCATACTATCCAGTAAACGACCAAGAAAACAACGACAAGTACTCAAAATACTTAGAGCTTGCAAACAGCTTAGAAAATGTGTATTTTGGAGGCAGATTAGCTGAGTACAAATACTATGACATGGACGATGTTATAGAGTCAGCACTGAATAAAGTTAAATCCATAATAGATGAGCAGAAAGACGATATGTCTTAACATGATTGTTAAGGACGAGGAGGATACGATAGAGAAGTGTATGACCAGCGTGTCTAAGTACATAGACTACTATGTCATCGTAGATACTGGCTCTAAAGACAACACCGTAGCTAAGATTAAAGAGGTCGGTGACAATCTCGGAATCAAGGGCGAGGTTCACGAAAGACCGTGGGTAGATTTTGCGTACAACAGAACCGAAGCCTTAAACCTTGCAAAAGGCAAGTGTGACTATCGGTTTATGATGGACGCAGACGACCATTTTGTGCCTGAAACAGATGAAAACCCATTCAAGTCTATTAGCGACCATTCGTGCTACGCCATAAAGCTAAAGTTTGCTGATATAGAGTACTATAGATATTTTTTGTTTCGCTCAGACCAGGATTGGAAATTTGTTGGGGTGCTTCACGAGTATGCTCATCTAGAGGGAGACGACAACAAAGGGCCACAGATTGGAAAATGCCATATAGTTGCAAACATATCTCCTTTGAAAAGGGCTAAGTCTGAAAAGGAGAAATATGCAAAAGACGCTAAAATTCTTGAAAAAGCCTTAAGAAAAGAGCCAGACAACGCAAGATATATGTTCTATCTAGCTCAGTCTTATAGAGATTCTTTACAGTACGAAAAAGCTATATCGGCATATAAGAAAAGGTCAGAAATGGGGGGTTGGGAAGAAGAGGTTTATATTTCGCTTTATTCAATAGCGCTTATTTCAGAGCTTCTTAACAGGAACTCTATTGACGTGATGGATAAATACAGCAGAGCCTGGGAATATAGGCCTCATAGACTTGAGGCTATATATTCTATTATGAAGAATCTTCGACTTCAAAAAAGGTATATTCTAGCCTTTACGTATGGGAATATGGCCGCACAGAACTATAGAGACACTGATGTGCTGTTTGTTAATGTTCCAATCAAGAAGTGGTTGTTTATAGACGAATACTGTATGGCGGCTTTTTATGTTGGTCAATACCAACTTGCTTATGACAATATGATTAAGTTTCTAGAATCAGATACATTTAAAGAAATTCCAGAGTCAGAGCAAATTCGACTAAAGGATAACTTTAAGTATTACGAAGAAAAAGTAAAGAAAAATGTATAGTGTCATCATCCCTACCATTTGGAGGAACCTCCGAATCATAGAGCTTATCGAGAAGTACAACGACTGCCCGTTGGTAAGTGAGATTCTTTTGGTAGACAACATGCCCGACAAGAAGGTAGAGATGCCTTACTATGAAAAAGTAAAGGTCATCCATAGCGGAGAGAATCTGTACGTAAACCCTTCATGGAATCTTGGTGTAGAGCATGCAGAGAACGAAGACGTCATCATATCTAATGACGATATATCGTTTGATGTCAATGTAACGCTTGACTTTATGAAGGACCAGGAGTACGGATGCGCTGGAGTATATCCCGTGTCTATAAACTCGGAAGACGAGCATCCTCTAGAGATTTATGACGGAGACTATATAGGTCACGGTTGGGGAGTATTGCTGTTTGTCAAGAAGTCAAAATATCAGCCCATCCCATCTGGGTTTAAGATTTGGTTTGGTGACAACTACATAGCCAGCACTTGCCACCCAAGCAAAAGCATTTTAATGAATCTATACACAGAGATGTCGTCATCTTCTGGCAGCAAAGAGTTCCTAGACATTATCAGAAACGATATTTTGGAGTATAGGGCTAAATTTGCTGTGTGAGGGTCAAGAAGAAAAGGGACTACAAGAAGGAGTACGAGAAGTACGGGAAGACGGATGCCGCGAAAAAGTATCGCGCTGAACTCAACCAGTACAACAGGGAGAACGGCACCTATGGGAACGGTGATAAAAAAGATGCCGCACATGGTTCTAATGGGAAGATTGTTGGCTACATTAGCGCCTCGAAGAACAGGGCCCATAACAGACCCCCCAAGAGAAACAGCAAGTAGTAACGGAAACCCTCTAAAACATGATTGACACCCTTGCAACTGTAGTTGATTCATTGCCAGTGGTAATGGACACTATGGCAGCCGTTGCAGATACTGCAACAGTTGCTCAGACGGCACCGAACGAAGCGGTCGCTGAAACCAGCTGGGTCACACTTGGAAATCTCATGGAGATTCTTGTGGCCTTGATGGTGCTTGTAAAAGTTATCGTGAACCTCACGCCGACGGAAAGAGACAACAAAGTATTCGGACTGCTTGACTCTATTCTGAACGCTTTAGTTCCCGATAGAAGAAAGGCGTGAGCCCTTCAGGTCAGGTAGCTCAACTGGTAGAGTGTTTGGTTTGTCGCCGAGCGGCTGCGGGTTCGAATCCCGCCCTGACTGCATTCGCCCCAATAGCTTAACGGATAAAGCCTTCGCCTTCTAAGCGAATAATTCAGGTTCGATTCCTGGTTGGGGTACAATTCTTTGACGTGCTGGTCTTTATTTCGCGTTCTGCACCTCTACGATTAAATAGGTGCGATTAACTGGGGGCGTAGCTCAGTTGGTTAGAGCAGGATGCTTATATCATCAAGGTTACAGGTTCGATTCCTGTCGCCCCTACTCTTGATGTCACAAATTGTGACCGCAAGAAAACACGTCAGTAGCTCAACTGGTAGAGCATCGGTCTCCAAAACCGATGGTTGCAGGTTCAAGTCCTGCCTGACGCGCCATGCTTCTGTAGCTCAACTGGTAGAGCAACTGATTTGTACTCAGTAGGTTGAGGGTTCGACTCCTTTCAGAAGCTCTATATAGTCAGGTAGTGGATAGGTAAACGGACGCACGTTCGGTAAGTTGAAATGGAACAACACTCATTACGGAGACCACAATTGCAGGTTCGATTCCTGCCCTGACTACAAAACTCAGCCAGGTAGTTCAACTGGTAGAATGGCTGGCTTCATGCCACTGAATGTAGGTTCGACTCCTACCCTGGCTGCCAAACTCGGGAGTAAAACACGTCCAAACTCGGGAATTACCCTTGAGCATAATGCCTGATTGTTGATGCAAATGAAGTAAAAATGCATCATTATAGCTGCAATGACAATTCAATGAAGTAAAAAACCATCACGGTTATAAATAAAATGAAAGTAAAACTTTTGTCCATCACTCCCAATGCTGAAGAACACATTGTCGAGGTTGCACGTGTTTCTAGCTCTCGCGAGAATAAGAAGGAGAATTACGAATCGCTCGTAAAGTACCTTATCGTAAATAAGCACTGGTCTCCATTCGAGCATTCTTACATGACGTTCGAAATAGAAACCAGCAAGGCTATCGCCATCCAGTTGCTTAGACACAGGAGTTTTACGTTCCAAGAGTTTAGCCAGAGATACCAAGACGTGAACCAGCTTGGGAACATATTCGAACCAGTCGAGCTTCGTTATCAGGCTTCCAACAACAGGCAGTCATCTACAGAGCCCGTAGACAGCATTGTTCTATACAACAAGGTGCAGATGGTGCTGGCTGCATGCGAGCAACTCTACAACAACCTCATCGAATGCGGGGTATCTAGAGAGACAGCTAGGATGGTGCTTCCTATGGCTACAAAGACTAAGCTGCATATGACTGGTAGCGTTCGCTCTTGGATTCATTTCCTCGATATTCGCGACGACCAACACGCACAACTTGAAATACAAATGGTTGCAAAAGCCATCAAGAGTATATTTGCGGAGCATCTGCCTTCTATAGGCAGGGCTTTGAAATATAATTGATGAGTTCTTTAGTAAGCGTAGAAGGCTATAAAGAGTTAGCCATAAAGATAGACCCCAACGGAAGCCACGGAGAAGTCATAGAGCTTCACGGGCTTCTTGTTGTTTTACCCAAACGCCCTCCGAAGAATCAGATACTGTTCCACGACCTGCCAAAGAAAGAGCAGATGTGGTCCAGGATTAGAGTTCCACAAGAACTGCTTAAGGTGAAGTCTATGGACGAATGGATGGAGAAGCCACCAGAGTTTAGGGCAAAGTTCTCACCGTATATCGAACAGGAGTTCAAACGAAGAAGGGAGGGGGTATGGTTCTACAACAACGGAGAACCGACGTACATCACTGGCAGGCACTATATGTTCTTGCAGTGGAGCAAGATTGACATCGGGTACCCTTCGTTCCTACAGTTTCAACGTGAAATATTTATTCATCTGGCTGCTTGTGAGGCTGATAACCGTTGTGTTGGTCAGCTTTACACTAAGTGTAGACGCTCTGGTTACACTAATGTCTGTACTTCTATCCTTGTGGACGAGGCTACGCAGGTTAAAGACAAACTTCTTGGCATACAGTCGAAGACTGGTAAGGATGCCCAAGAAAACATCTTCATGAAGAAGGTTGTGCAGATATTCCAGTCGTACCCGTTTTTCTTCAAGCCTATACAGGATGGTACTACTAACCCACGTATGGAGTTGGCGTTTAGAGAGCCGTCTAAGCGAATCACAAAGAACAACAAGACTTCGTACACTGGTGATGCACTCAACACTATAATCAACTGGAAGAACACCACCAACAACGCATACGACGGTGAGAAGCTTCATATGCTGTACCTCGATGAGGCTGGTAAGTGGGAGAACCCATCAGACATCAGAGAGGCGTGGAGGATTCAAAGAACCTGCCTTATTGTGGGCAAGAACATTGTGGGGAAGGCTTTGGTTGGGAGTACGGTAAATCCTATGAAGAATGGAGGAGAGCATTACAAGAAGCTGTGGGCTGACAGTAACCCGTATGAAAGAAACGCTAACGGAAGAACCAAGAGCGGACTGTATAAAATATTCATACCTGCCTACGAAGCCCTTGAGGGTTTCTTTGACGTATATGGCAATCCTATCGTAGATAAGCCAGAAGGAGAAGTAGAGTCTATGGACGGGGGCTACGTTAGCATTGGGGCAAAAGACTACCTGCGCAACGAAAGGGACAGCCTTAGGCACGACTCCTCTGAGATGAATGAAATCATAAGGCAGTTTCCTTTTACAGAGGACGAGGCCTTCAGGGACAGCGTGTCTGGTAGCATCTTCAACGTAGGTAAGATTTACGAGCAGATAGACCACAACCAAGACCTGTTCCCAAACCCAGTTGTACGAGGAAACTTTATATGGGAGGAGAAGGACAAGAAGGTAGTTTTTTCCCCAGATGTAAACGGAAGGTTCCATGTATGCTGGATGCCGCCTGCGGAAGAACGGTGTGTAATACAAGAACACAGGGGGCAGCGTGTGGCCCCATTCGCTGACTATGGATGCGGCGGGGTTGACTCCTATGACATCGACGCCACGGTAGACGGAAGGGGCTCTAAAGGCGCCCTGCATATGTACAACAAGTTCTCTATGAACAGGCCTCCGAATATGTTTGTGGTGGAGTATGCCTCTCGTCCAGACATGGCTAAGATTTTCTACGAGGACGTGTTGATGTGTGCTTTTTTCTACGGCTACCCGTTGCTCATAGAAAACAATAAATATGGTATCGTACGTTACTTCGAGCAGAGGGGTTACGATGGGTACATCATGGACAGGCCAGAACACCTCAAGGTTGCTGGAGCCCCTACGAGTTCTAAGACAAAAGGCGTTCCGTCAAACTCACAGGACATCCTACACGCTCACGCCCAGGCCATAGAAAGTTTTGTACATAACCACGTCGGAGTAAACTACGATACAGGAGAGATGGGCAAGATGTATTTTGACAGGACGATGGAAGATTGGATAGGATTTAAGATTCACGACCGTACTAAATATGACTTGTCTATTAGTTCTGGCCTTGCTCTTTTGGCTGCGCAAAAGGCTAAAGAAAAGCGAGTTGTGACATTTGAAGACAAGAAGTTTTTTAGGACGTACAAGGCCATCGGCTGATTTTGTTATATTTGCATGATGCTTTTTAGTATCTAGGCAATAATGTATAACAAGGACAATAGAAA